CAAAGTTCGTATATCACAGAAGACCTGTACCCAACAGGAACCCTAAGAGTATTCAGAATATGATATCAAAATACGAAGGGGAAGTAGCAAGTGGCGTTGAGATTGTGTCGACTTGATGCATTTCAGCATGAAATCTTGCAAACCCCATAATAGCTCTATATGTGTGGTAACTAATGTCACCATCTCAAATAAAGTCTGTATCCGGTAGTGAAATTATCCCCACGATGAGGATAATCATAATTATTATTGATACCCAGAACATAACACAACCTCTAAATATCGTACTAAATCATTTTAGTACCCATACATAAAGCATTGGATTCTTTCGTCTCATAATTATTGGGGGAGTTCGTCTAAGAATTGATCTAACTTTAGGTCAATTCCGCAGAACCCATCTTCCCGCATATCGGATACTAAGTAAGGCAATTGGGTTAAACCCAGATTGTACTAATTTTAATGGCTGACTAGAAGTTAAGGTTTTTGTTTTAATGAGCTTTAATTCTTTCGAGAATTGTCGCCAGAAGCGAACTTCTTTAGCAACCGGTGAAGGAATAAGGTCAATTTTATTAGGATCGAAGATAGATAGCGATAAGCTAGCTAAATCAGATTCCAATTGTAGAGTTCCCTTAAACAATTCCCAGCTACCTTGAAGAGCATGACTGCTTTTCAATACCTCGATTTTTCGCTTAATAATTTGCAAGTCACAAATGGCTTTCATGCAATAATCATGATAGACCATGAGATAGAAATCTCTTTCTATTTCTCTTCACTTAAACTTATCGGGTCCAATAAAGGGCCTTTTATCTTTAAGGTAGTGGCCATCATGCATAGAGTTAAGGTAAGTCAGATGTTTATCTACACGGATGTAGAATCTTGTAAAATAAGCTTTTATAAACTCGTCCAGTATCGTAGTAAGGTGCAGTATTTTAATTCGGTGATGAATTCGTTTATAGAATTCCGCCATGTCGGCGACCGAAGATGGAATAAATGAAACAATATGAAGTAGTCGGACTAAGTTATTCTGTTTATGAAGAGGTTTATTTAAACCGCCCATAACTTTATAACCAGCACCTGTAATCCTAATCATATCATTAAAGCCGAGGTTGTATACCCGGCAATACTGTCGTAAGTTACCAAGGGAGGTTAATGCTGAATACAGTTCCTTTAAAGGAGCTGGTGATACATTTATACCTCGAAGGAATGTCTTTTTGGCAAATTCAGCTACTAGT